ACGCGGTATAGGTCAGCAATAACCGCCTTCCAAACATGCTCGCCCCATTGGTCGTTGTTGCCGTTATAGGTGCGCATATTGTCGTATGGTGGACTGGTAACGGTTAAATCAACACTTCCATCAGGAATCTCTTTCATTCGCTCAATACAATCACCTAACATTAAATTCATTTTTATATACCCGCTTCGAAACGACGATAATCAATCACTGATTTTATGTGGAACCCACGATGCGAAATATCTTTAATAATTCGCTCAAGGTAATTCACAATCTGCTTTTGAACTTCTAGTAATTCGTTAGAGTAACCGAATCTTTTGTCTGCCGAAAGGTATTTGTCAATGTCACCCTTGAGAATCTTCTCATTAAAAACGCCGTACTTGGTGTAGTATGTATCAGTCTGTTTACCGTTGTAGTATTTCCATCGCTCAAGATAGATTCTTTTTTGGATTTGTTGATATTTGACCAATGCCATTGATTCTTTTGCCAGCATGACCGAATATTTCTGATGAAGCTTTGGTGTACGTATAGCCTCACCGTCTATGTTAAATTCATCAATTACTACGTCTGTTTCTGCTATACTGACCAACTCAACAAAGCTGTTTTCTGCCCTGTCTATCAGGTCAGTTAGGTCACTATGGATTTCCGTACTCAATTTTATCACCCGTAATTGTGTTTATAATCGTGTAATGACTATACGTGAATGTTGCTGTAGACACAAGAGTTTGTTCATCCCCTACTATATCATACTCAATGTCCCCTATGTCAACTACATGAGCATTATTGTATTGAATTCTTATCGTAGGTTGGTTTTGTCTGTTTACTACAGTCAACTCTATATATGAAATAAGTTCGTTGCCTTGGCTGTCTGTGACGCCCTCTGTTAGGCTAAACAGCCAACTGTTGAGGGTTACCCATTGTGACAGGTTTTCGTCCAGTAGGAAGCGCATGGTAAGGTCACCGAACTGAGCTTTGTCGCCGGGGAAGGGAATATTGGCAAAACGGGCAGGCATTTCTGCTGGAGCAAGAGAAACCCCGCCTAGATTGGTTGATTGTATGGTGTATGTGACATCACGATCATAACCCAGTACAGCTATGAATGATGTTGATTTTGCTGTGTTAATCGCCTTGGTAGTCATTGGCTATGCACCCTCTGTGTATTATATGTCATATTTAGCGTGTAATAAATATAAGACAGGGGTACTATATGAAAACGTTTAATACATTTTTAGCCGAACAGTTTATGATAGCGAGATGGCAAATGCCCCAAATCGACAATGTTGATGCGTTCGTAAAATTTCTATCTGGTAATGGGATATCATCTGAGCTTTGTTGTGGGTTGGTGTATATGTTTAAGCCGTTACAATCAGAAGGTTTTGATGATGATAAAATAGCAGAAATTGCGAATGATATAACGGATAATATACATAATTATAAAAAAATAACACCGATTATTGTAAGCTCTGATGGATACGTTATAGACGGACATCATAGATATCTAGCTGCTGTTTCGGTTCAATCTAGCCTACCATATATACAAGTAGATACCACAGCAAACAAACTACTAAAAATGGCCTATGAATACTCAAGCACAAATTAAAATCCAGAAAGTAAATGAATCATACGTAAAAATTACGTGTGATGAACAGTACATGGAAATTGAGATTCAGGACAAGTTTAGTTTTGAGGTTCCTAATGCAAAACACGATTCGCGTGTAAAAGCCAAAAAATGGGATGGCTTTAAGAGGCTCTACAATCGCCGTAACAAGACTTTTCCTATAGGCTTGATGTTGCCCCTACTTAGGTTCATAAAAGGACAGGGGTACAGCTACAGCGTCGATCCTAGCCTTATACCAAAAGCCAATCTAACCAGAGAAGATTTGGAAAACGTTATTAGTGAGATTATCGACCCTCAAAGCAAAGGGGAGTCGATTACCCCACACGACCACCAATATGAAGCCCTGATGCATATGCTTAACCTTGGGCGCAGCTTATGCTTAAGTTCTACGTCATCTGGTAAGTCCCTGATCATATACTGCGCCCTACGTATCATGCAGCTACTCCCTGAAATGGAAGGTAAGCGTATGTTCGTGGTTGTTCCGTCTGGTAGTCTAGTTGAGCAGATGTATTCTGATTTTGAAAACTACAGTACCGGGTCAGCTTTGGCTTGGAATCCTGCTGTACATTGCCAGAAAGTCAACAAAGATTACAAAAAACAAATCGATAAACAAATTGTTATCACTACATGGCAGTCAATGTCTAAAATACCAAAATATGTATTGGATGACATGGAAATGTTAATATGTGATGAGGTGCACGGTGCCAAGGCTGATGTTCTGTCTACTATGATTTCTGACTCAATTAACTGCCCGATGAAGCATGGATTAACAGGTACACTTGATGGGTTTGAATCCAATGAAATGTTTATTGAGGGTATGTTCGGTCCACGTAAAGTAATCATGACCGCTAAGCAGAGTATAGATAAGGGTGTGGCTACAGCCGTAAAAGTCAAAATGCTTATTTTGAAGTATGAGGATTCTTATAAGGATGAGCTAGAGAAAACTCTTTTTGTTGATGATAAAGGTAACAAGCGTGATGCCAAGCAGTGGTATGGGGTTGAAAAGGAATACATATACTCTATCGAGGAACGCAAGCATTTTATTGTAAACTTAGCACTTTCTTTAGAGGGCAACACTCTGATTCTTTTTGATTCTATTGATAACTATCAAACCCCTGTTTACGAAATGCTTAAAGCTAAATCAGACAATGTGTTTGTGATAAATGGGGGAGTGAGTAACAAAGAGCGTGATGTAATCAAGGCTAAGATTGAGGCTGGTGAAAAAGTCATTACATGCGCTACGTATGGTACTATGGCTGTTGGTATCTCTATCAACAAGCTACATAACATGATACTGGCTTCATCAACAAAGGCTATGATCAGAATCATCCAGTCTATAGGTCGTTTAATGCGTTTACACGACACCAAATCATACTCTACTGTTTATGATATTGTTGATGATATGAGTATACCGAAAAAGGGTTACGCTGGTTATATGATCAAACACGGACAAAAACGTGTGAAGATTTATGCAGATGAACAACACCCTGTCAAGTTTTTCCCCGTCCCAATCAAAAATAAGGCCGCTTAAAACCCGGCCCAAAACCATTCCCAATATGTTTTATTAAACTACCCTCCCTCTCCACCCAACCAAAATACCATGGATAATTTTATCCGTCAATCCTTAAAACCCGTTTTTAACTAGATTTTATAAAATAAAAAAGAATATAAAAAGATTTGAACTGTTAAAAAAGGTTATAAACTAATTTGAAGCCCTCTATAAACCTTATTATAACATGTTTTAAACTGTTTGTAAACATATTTATTTAAATAAAAAAATAAAAAAAAGGTTTACAGGGTTTGTAGACGGTGTTATAATGGTTTTTGAACTGGGTTTAACGGGTTTTGAACCCCCATGTAAAATATTATTTGAAAGGTTTTCGGCATGATGAATCTCGAAATATGGACCGACGGTGGCAAAAACAGAGAATTAGCATCATGGGCTTTTTGTTTGTATTCACCAGACATGAAAAAAGTTATATACAAAGACTACGGACATTTAGAAGGTACTTCACAAGAGGGTGAGCTAAGTGCAGCGGTAAAAGCTATGGAGTTTATTAGTTCAAGATTTACATCAAAACAACTTGATTCAACTTCAATAACACTATATACTGATTCACAGTACCTACAGAAAGGAATGACTGAATGGTTATGGGGTTGGAAAAATAGATCATGGAAAGGGTCTAATAATCAAACCATCAAAAATCTAAAATACTGGCAGACACTTGATAAACTTAAAACAGACATACCAACCATAAAGTTTAAATGGGTTAAGGGACATTCTGGAATTGAGCTAAACGAATTTGTTGATGAATTATGCCAACAAGCATTAAAAGAGGCTCGTCAATCAAATGAAGAAAATAACAGAAGTAACCGGGAATGATCTTAGCAACTTACAGTTTGAACTAAAACGAGAAGCTGAGAAAGAAAGTAAAAAAGTTCATTATGTAAACAATAAAGCCCTTTTTGCTGAATTCGTTAAATATAATGAACGTAAACTATCAAATCAAAAACAATTTGAAAGTAAGATTCTTTCCGATTTTGGTTATATTGATATAGAAGAAGTAAATCAACAAAGTGAATATCATATCAATGAGTTCCAAAAAGCATTGAAAGATTTTACGCCACCACCACTAACAAACATTATTGGTAAAGCAATTCTTGATATATCATACAAACGGTGTAGTAGTCCACGGTTCGTTAATTATACACCGAACTGGAAAGAGGAAATGACCAGTGATGCAATTGAAACGTGTGTCAAGTATGCTCATAACTTTGACCCAACCAAATACGACAACCCGTTTGCATATCTAACACAACTGATTACAAATGCTATTTTTCAACGGATTAAAAAAGAGCACAAGCAACAGTACATCAAATTAAAAATGTTTGATGATAGTCATGGATTCGCTGGTGAAATTGATGAGAACAGCATCAACCTAGAGGATATGGAACTGTTGGATGAAACCAATGAAATATATAGGGATCGATTGGAATACATCAATAATTATGAAGAAATACAAGGACTAAACAAGAAAAGAGCAAAACGAAAAAAGAAAGGCGAAGACGATCTAGAAAACCTCCTTAACATTGATTAAGGGGGTATTTTTATGAATGAACAGGAATTCACAGACAAAGAACTGGTTGCCATGATAAAAAGATTGCATAACGATAACCAACATGATACCGTGTTTGGGATACGTGAAGGCTCTGACTTTATCGCGTTGAAGCGTATACACGAACGCAACAATGCTATTTTTTTACTTTTGAGGGAACTAAAATTATGAGACAGTTACGAAGCACAGAATTGACAGATTATCTAAGAAGCATTGATTGTAGTGAGTTAAGTGCATATCAATTAGCTCAAATCATATGCAATCAGTTTAATCCTATTGTTATTGATAGTGACCCTGTTGGGTGGGAAGTTAGATCATTTTTTGATGAAAATACAGCGACACCGGGTTGGGAAGAATGGAAAAAAATCGAGTCAAGCTGGACTAGAACTGTAGCAAGTCAAGTTGCGGAATTTGAATTCTACATATCAAGGGGTTCTGGTCACTATCAACTACGTCCTATATACGCATTCACAAAGGATCAATTATAATGAATATACATGATTGTGAACGACTAGCAAAAATGCTTGGTCAAGAAAATATGAAATTTACTGCACATTTCCCAGTCGGGCCAAAACCGTGCCATTGGTTAGATATCCATATGGGGATTTTCAAGATAGATTCTCCTGAATTTTCGGACACATTTATGAGTGTGAGAACAGCAGAAGAAATGTTTCCCAACTTGGAGTGCGTAACACATGAAGAATGATGATAGCGGGATATTTGAAAGAGCAAACCCCGCAGACCTACGCAAAGCTATGGATGTTGCTACAAACTTTATGAAAGCTGGTATCCTATTTGTACCCGTACCAGTATTCACTCTAACTGAATACGAAAAAATGACACAACATACTATGGATATGCTAGAAATTACAGCGACTAAAATGGAATCAACTGATGAGTAAACAGTTATATTTCATAGGATACAACGGAATAACAGAAACCTCTCTATCAGAGGTTTTGGAACCCATGCCAAAGGAATGGCACCCGCTAATAACAAAGCTTATTGAAAAACTTTTTTTGGCTGGGTGGGATGGGGAAATTTCACAAATAAAAGAAAAATTTGGGGAACTAAGGTTTTACATAGGTCGTGGTAATGATGAGATTTTTGAATTAATTGATGATGCAGAATATTTTTCTTCAAGGCGATGTGATGTGTGTGGTAAATTTGCTACAAACTACAAAGTTATAAACGATTGGTTTGTTAACCGTTGTTTTGAACATAAGGAAGATTAATAATGTTGATAACTTGTTTCACAGATACC